GGCGCCCTTGTACCGATCGACGTCCTCACTGAGCGGCTCGAGCTCCTGGATCCGCGCCTGGCGTTTCTCCGCGAGCTGCTGCCACTCCTTCTCCTGAGCGAGTCGGGCCTCCTCGGCCGCCTGGGCCGCGAGCTCCGCCTCCTTCTTCGCCTTACGGTGCGTTGCGTTCTCGCCGCGCAGGCTCGAGATCAGATCCTGGGCCCAGGGCGGCAGGCTGTCCACCGTCTGCCCTGCCTGGGTCGTGTCCCCGGGGCTCCCGGCCCCGGTTGCCGTCTCCGTGTTGGGCTCCTGGCCCGTGCCGTCGTGTCCCGCCTGGGGGTCCTCTGGCATGTCAACCTCCTAGAATGCGTGTTCTATGTCCAGTCTAGTGCAGCGCAGCGCCCAGGTCTATGGCTCTTTTGGCGCTATTTTGCCTCGGCGCTGCGTCGTGCTCGCTCCCGCTGCACGTCGTCCCGCAGGAGCGACGTCAGCTCGTCATCGTAGGTCGGCAGATAGAGCGCTACCGACGTACGGCAATAGTGATGGAACGGTGTCCACTGAAGGTGATCGGCGAAGCGCGGGGTCGCTGTGAGGTGGAATGGCTCGTCGATCGGCCGGGTCTGGCCCGCGGCGGCAAGACAGCAGTCCGTCGTGAACTCGTCGACGCTGGGGATCGTCTGCTTCCGCCAACCGAACTCTGCCGCCTGACCCCTCGCCCCAAGGCCGGCCAGGAAGCCAGCGCCCAGCGCCGTGGCCAGGGCCCGGGCCGCAGTTGTGGCCACCGGGGCCGGCTGCAGGATCCCCATGCGGCTATCGTCGCCGGCGACCTCCGCCGCGACGTCGCCGCCGCGCTCGATGACGCTGAGCACCATCGCCGACTGGCGATCGAGCTCGAGCGTGGTCGCCGCGATGTGGGGTCGGACGTCAACCGCCACCGGATAGGGCGCGTAGCGCACGCCGTCGTCGCGATAGGCTTGTAGCTGCCGCTCGGCGCTCTGCCGTCCCTGGCCCGCGGCCGCGTTGCCGGCGGCGATGATCGCGGCCTCCAGCTGCTCCCGCAGCGTCTGCAGGATCTCGAGCACCTCGACGTGCATCGTCGGCCTCTGGGCCCGGAGGACCTCCCGCATCTCCCGGCGGGCCTGCCGGTAGATGCGCAGCAGCGTTCCCCGGGGATGGCGAGTCGACCCCAGGTAGTGACCGAAGGCCCAGCGGAGCCACAGCGCGCGACGCAGAGCGTCGGCGTGCGCGATGCGGAGCGGGTTAGCTGCCACGGTTGCCCTCGTCGAGCCACAGGGCTGCTTGCGCCATGGCCAGCTGTCCCGCGATCATCGAGGCATACGGCTCCATCGTCTTCATCCGTTCGATCTCCTCGTCCGAGAACCCGACGTACTTCCACGCGACCTCGTAGGGGATCTTCAGCCGCTCAACCATCTTCGACGCGCGCTCGATCATCGCGTCCTCGTCGCGCATCTCGGCGGAGTCCCACTGCGTCTCGATCACGTCATCAGGGCGAGCCCGTTCGCGCCGGCTGCCGTAGGACTGATCCAGCCGTGCGCCCAGGCGCATGACGTTCTCCCAGCCGTCGCCGTAGAGGACGTGCCTGTCCTTGACCTTGGCCACGAGTCCGGCCTCCTGCTGCTTGAGCGTCCCCTCCGCCGCCACCTGGCGCGAGACCTGCAGCCGGGTCACTGGGATCCCGCTGACCTGCGCCATCTCGTACTCGAGCGAGTCCTTGACGTTCAGGAGCTGCGACAGGTCGCTGGCGTTGAGCATCTCGACCGTCGACGCGGGGTCCTTCACGCCGATCCAGACGCCCGGTGCGATCCGGACCACGTTGCTGTTCTCGGCGTTCGGGGGGCTGCCGTCGGTCGTGGGCCAGACTCCGCGGCCGATGTAGATGCCGTAGCCGGCGCGATCCGCAGCCGCCAGGATGTCGAGCCAGACCTTGTTGAGCGCGTCGTTGAGCGCCAGGATCTCGGTGGTGAGCTCGCTTTGCCCATCGACGTTCTGGAACGGCGTCGCGGCAATCCCCAGCGGCTCGCCGTTGCGGTCGACCCAGGGCAGGGGCCAGCTCGCGTCTCCCTTGTCGCGATAGGGCTTCCACGTCGCCTCGCTCGACCCGGCGAGGGCGTACTTCTCGACGCTGTCGGGGGCGTAGATCGTGAGCCGGCGACGGGTGTGGCGCATACCGCCCTCATAGTAGGTCTCGGTCCAACGCTTGGACACGTACTCCAGCTCCGAGTAGACGTCATCGTTGACGTAGTGCGCCTTGCACCCCTCGCCGGTGCCGCCGAGCTCGGCGTCGGTGTAGGCTCGCTGCACGGTGTACCGCGGGGCTCCGTTGTGCAGGTCGGTGATCACGTAACCGCAGCCGTCGGTGAGGATGTAGCGGTGGAGCCGGTTGGCGTGAGCCTGCAGTCTGGCGCGCACCCACTCGGCCTCCGCGAACTCGGTCAGGGCGTTGTCGCCATCGAAGCCGAGCACGTGCAGCCGCTCGGCGATCGTCGCAACGATCATGCGGCAGTAGTTCACGGCAAACTTCTGGTCGGCCGCGAAGCCCAGATACTGCCGCTGCCTCACCGTGAGCGGCACGTGATGGTCGCCCTCGTAGTAATCGCGGGACAGCACGATGTTGCGCTGTCGCGTCTCCTCAGCCGAGGTCAGGTGCAGCATATAGGCCAGTTGTGCAGGGTTGATCATAGTCACCTCACGCCTCGATGATCACGGCACGCGGCCCTGTGTCGGCGGCCTCCATGAGCCCATAGCGGAGAGCGTCGTAGGGATCGTCGCCGCCCTCGCCCTCCGCGCTCGCGTCCCACTTCTTCACGTCCTCCGGCCGGTGCTCGTCGTGCTGGAGCATCGGCAGGCACTCGATCAGGCGCGCACAGCGCGGGTGGATCACCAGCGATGGCGCGATCCCCTGCTCCTCGTCGCCCAAGCGCTTCAGGACCTCGGCGGCCCCGTTCACCCGGTCCATCTGCGCCGCCTCGAGGTTGATGCCGTGGCGCGCATACTGCTCGGCGATCGTGGCCTCGTCGGAGCGCTTCGCAAAGACGTCGCTGCCGGCGACGGTCACCCGGACGTCGGGGACCGCGTGGCGCCTGATCATGGCGGTCATGGCCTCCGCGTGGCTCTGCACCAGCCAACGCCGCTCGGCGTGCTCGTCCACCACGTAGACCGTGCCGTCGCCGTCCTGGGCCAGCAGATAGACCACGGTGTAGTGCGCGTACCCATAGTCCATCGCCATCCAGTAGCGCCAGTGCCAGTCGTTGCGGAACTCCCGCACGTGCAGCTCCTCGCGGAAGGTGGTGAAATACTGTCCCGTGGCGACGTCCCAGTCGCCGTCCCGCCACATGCGCCCCAGGTTGCCACCCAGGCTGTGCAGATAGTCGATGTAGCCCGGCTGCAAGTACGCGTTGTCGGCGTAGGTCGCGAAGATGAAGCGCGTCGCGCTCTCGTCCCCGCGTCGCCAGGGCTCGATGAAGCGCCGCTTGTACCAGGCGTGGCCCACGGATCCGGGGTTGGTGGAGTTGTAGGCCCGGGCTCGCCACCCGGGCCGGCTCGTGCGCACGCTGCCCAGGAGCTTGGTGTAGTACTCCTCGGGGAGCAGCGTGGCCTCCTCGATCGCCGCCACGTCGTACTCGAGGCCCAGATAGTTGGCGATGTCGCCGGCGGTCCGGTAGCCCCCCAGAATGATCACGCTGCCGTTGGGCAGGTCCAACACGCCCGCCTGGCTCTTGTAATAGCGCAGGTACTGCGGGGCTACCTTGACGATCAGGTGCTGGAACGACTCGCGAGCGGCCTTGCCCACGCTGCGCAGGAACAGGCCCCTCATCCCCGGCCAGCGCCGCGCGTCGTCGAGCACCAGCTGGCCCATGATCCCGTGCGATTTCCCGGGCCCACGAGCGCCACCAAAGCCGATCTCGGGCGTGGGCCCCTCCTGGTGATCGGCGGCCCTTGCCGCAGCGTGGAACTGCAGCTGCCGCGGTTGCGGCAGGTAGCCGCCCGAGAGGAAGTTCTCGACCTGGTCCCTCGGGCAGCCGGCGCGGTGCGCGGCTCTGGCAAACCTCACGGCGCCGCTCATTCATCGTCGCCCTCGTCGTCATCCGGATCGGACCCGTAGATCTGGTCGAGGGCGTCCGCGAGCCGGCTGGGGATGAGGTCCCGTCCGTCACGCCCGGTGACCTCCAACCCATCCTTGAAGAGCATGTGGGCCCGCCCGATCATCTCCAGCGCGCGTTGAGGGTCGTGGAACTCGACGCGCCGGTAGCCCTGGGCGGTGAGCCAGTAGCGGCTGATCAGGTGCAGTTTCCCGGCCTCCTCGGCCTTCTTGAGGTTCAGGAACGGGATGCCCTCCGAGCCGATGTCGTAGAAGTCGCCCCAGTTGAGACGCGCCTGATCCGCTAGGCGCATCAGCACCTCGTCGGCGGACATCGCGCGCTCGCGCAGGCGGGCGTCGATTTTCTCTCTGATCTTGGGTTTTCGAAGGTTCTCTGAACCGACGCTGGCAAGCGTGCTGTCACTCCCGCGGTAGCCTGCACGCTCGGCCGCACGGGTGGCGTTGAAGTCGATGAGGTATTCCTCAACGAACGCTGCCTGTTTGTCTGTCAGATCACTCATTTCTTTCCACTCCGCCGGATCCGCCGCATGTGATCGCGGCGGATTCGAGCCTCGTCGCCGCTAGGGCGCGGCTTCGTCGACGGCTGCCCCTGCTGCTTCCTCGGCACCTATGAGCTCCCCCGCGCGACCTCCCCGCATCCGAAACCCGCCGAACATCCGCTGCCTGAGACTATACGTGTCCGCATGGCGCGCATGGCCCAGCCAGCTCTGGATCGACGCGTCGGCCCGCTGTAGATCCAATGTG